TGGTTTCGGCGCGGGGTAATCGACAACGGCGACGAGGCGGATGAACTTGGCGAGGATATCGGGTTTTGCTTGCAGGCACAACGGGCAGGAATCCCGGTGTACTGTGACTGCGATAATGTGGTGGGGCATGGAAAATAATGAACATTTTCCAATACCGAGTTCTCGACGGCACTAAGTTGCCTGAAGTCATACACGAGTGTATGGTGAAAGTGTATGCTTGGTGCGTTAAAAACGGGCATGAATATATACTCATTGAGAAACCCACAGAAGGCAAAATGAGTGCTGAAGCACAGAGCGATATTTTTCGTGTGGGGCTGCTGTCTACCCAGGCACCCGCAATGTGGTGGGATTGGGACGCGTATCCGATTGAGACATTTACGATACCTGATCTCGCTTGTCAATGGGAAGATGCAGAGCGAAATCAGGCAGTGCTCTATAGTCCAGACACAGCTCCATGGATAACGATTCGAGACGCGCTTACCGTGTACTATAACGATCATCCACAAGCTCATTTGGAGCGTGGACGAATGTGGAAAATAGCGAATGCTTGTGAGGAGTATAAACCAAGATTATTTGATGTCGCGGGGTATACTCATCTACAATATCATAAAATGGTGACTCATTTACAATATCATAAAATGGTGAAATGAACATATACATTCCTATTGCCACCGGCACCGAGATACATAGCGCCGTTTTGGCCTCTATACTGTCTCAAACAGTGGCTGGAACTGTTGTTATATGTGCTACTGATGTTATCCCGGGTAATCGACGGCTCAGCGAAGCAAATAGTCGGAATAAAGCCCGGAATTTAGTACATGACGAAGATGTTTACATAATGCAAGACCACAACGCGAAATTGCTTACTAACGATGTTTATGAGAAACTTCTTTACGAGCTGTGGCACAATGTCAAGTATGACGTAGTGTGTGCTAACAAGGATCGCACGGTGAGACAGGATCATCACGACTTGGGAGTCGTGGCCTGTCGCGGATGCGTGGCAGAAGTGCCTTTTGCAGCCACCGACACCGAAACATGTCTGTGCATGAGGTATAAAGATGATTTAGAGAAATCCGGGTATGTCATCGGGACGTTGAATTACGATATACACTATGTCAAGGACTACGGAGGAGGCAACTAATGGGTGCAGGATCCGCACAAATAGCTGGTACAATAATCCAAAATGGCGCACAGACCAACAGCTCAATTATACAGGCTCTGATTGGCTATGGAGCCGCTAAAAAAGCCCGGAGAGAGTTACAAAAATCCATCGGCCAAGCAACTGGTACAGTCACCCAATACGGCAAAGAGGCTGAAGGGTTCCAGCAGCCATATTACGATCAAGGCACGGCACAATGGACACGGCTCAATGACTTATCTAATCAGGGATATTTTGATCCCCAAACGTATACCGAGACGGAGCAGCAGCCCGATTACGGCACGTTCACGCCCGAGCAATTTAATTTCCAACAGGACCCTGGCTACCAGTTCCGTCAGCAACAGGGCCAAGCGGCAATTGAGGGTGGAGCAGCGTCACGGGGGCTACAACTGTCTGGAGCAACCCAAAAGGCTCTTGCGAGATATAGCGGTAATTTGGCGTCGTCGGAATACGGCAACGCGTACAGCCGATACATGGCTAATCGGCAGCAGTCACAGAATGAGTTCCAAGACACACGGAATTTTTTACGGAATAAGTATACTACCGATCGTGGATTCCGCTGGAACCAGTTCCTGAACGCTCAGCAGCAGCGCGGTGACCAGTTCAATCAACTCGCTGGCATGGCCTCTACCGGGCAAGCGGCGGGCAATAATTTAGCTACATTGCGGCATCAGACTGGTTCCGATATAGCTAATTTACAACTGGGACTCGGCAATGTGAACGCTGGATATCAGATGACAATAGGAAATCTAGGCACAAAGACTGCCGAGAACATCGGTAACGCCCAAGCCAAAACTGGCTCAGATATTTCGGGTATGGGTGGTATGGGCGGTATGGGCGGCGGGGGTGGCGGGAGTGGAGCTATACAGCAAAATAATGCGCCGTCCGCGTATGGACAGTCCCAAAACTACGGTCAAAATTATCAACAGCAAAACGGCGTAGATCTTAATTATCATTATCAGCCGAATTCCGGCTCACCCTACGCATAATACGGAGGTCACATGCCTATAGATTCCGGCCTACTGCCACAAGCGGTACAACTTCAGAATGGTATTTACATTGGCGATGCCCTTAAGAATATGGAAGGTATTGCCACTATAGGTAATATCAACGCGACACGGGCACACACTAACGCGCTAGCCCAGGCACAACAACGGAGTAATCGCGACTACGAAAAAGAGTACGCGATGAAGGAAACGGCTATAGCCAGGCAACAAGCCCACGATGCGGCTGTGTCTCAAGTTTATAATGAGCACCCTACCGCGTTGACGGATCCAATGGAGCGCACTACTATGCTCCAAAAACTATATGGCATCGATCCACAATTGGCTATGAAACAATCGGCAGACTTTACGGCACAAGATAAAGCAAACGCCGAACAAAAATCATTGGCGGCTGCAGCTGATTTACATTTGCAAGAAAATTTGCAGAAGCAAGTTGAATATTCTCAGAAACAGCACGACCTGGTGATTAACTCTTACGACGCTGCGGCGGGGATGTACGCCAACGCGGCTAAGATACAGGACCCTGTTGTACGAGCCAAATACTTGCAACTAGTGGATGCCGACACCAAGCGATTAAATGATTTTGGCTCGAATGGAGCTATAAAGACAGGGCTGGAAGTACCAAACTACAACCCCGTGGACCCTACAGATGTACAACGTGTAGCTGATTATTTCACTGCAAAGTTAGGTATAAAGGCACAATGGGATGAAATGCATAAAGAGTTAGATGATAAACATAAAGCCGAACCTAAGCCCGATAAATCAATATTTGGACCTTCAGGCACTCCTGCGGAATCGTTTAATGTGGAAGCGTACATTAAAGAAATAGAGAACGGACACGCCGATCCGGGGATGTCCGACTTGACTACCCGGGGAGTTGAGGGAGCTAAGGCGCGTATACAGGTATTGCAGCGATGGAACGAACTGCACCCCGAGACTCCTTTACAAGCGCTAAAAGGGAAGCGAGCGTATTGGAATAATGATAAAACACAGCGACAACTACAGGTAATGAACGTCGTAAGCGAACAAATGCCGGTACTGTTACAGGCAGCGAACGACATGGAGAGGGGGGGCATACCCAGTCTGAATAAACTGATCACCGTGTCAGGTTATGCGGCGGGTAATCCCGAGGTCGCGGCATTCCTCACCGCACATACGGCGAGCATCGAAGATATTGCCAAAGCGATTGCAGGTGGGAACGCGTCACCGACAAATGAGCAGTTGGCATTAGCTGAGCGACTGTTGCCAAAGAATGCCACTCCCGCCCAAATGCGGGCCGGTGTGGCTCAGATTATAAATGGTGTGAACTCCCGTAAATACACTGTCTATAGACAAGGCGGATTGTACGGCAAATTGGCGGCCCGGGACGATGAATTTTTAAAACAAACTCCGGCGCTATGGGAAAAAATTACAGGGGAGAAACTTACTGACGGACAGGAAATAAATAATGCTGCGGCAGCTCCAGCTACACCGACTATAGCCCCGGTAAGGCCTCAAACAAAAACACGTAAAACATCGGCTACTCCAAAAGGCGAGTTAGAGTACGATCCAACAACCGGGACTTTCATTAGGAGATAGCATGCAGCGTATTTACATCAAAGGCTACGAGCCGATGAATTTTCCGGATGAGATGAGTCAACCGGAAATAAAAATAGTTATTGACAAAATGATAGCGGGCAAAGTCGGTGTGCAGGAGCCGGTTAAACCCCCATCAATGCTGGAAACAGCTGGCTCCGCAGCTATGAGCGGCATCACGAGCCCCGCAGCACGAGCATTTGCCAGTGGAGCTGTACTGGGGGCAGATCGTCCGATTAATGCATTGGCCTCAAGCGCTGGCACATATTTCAATCAACCAAATGATGCAAATAAAAAGAGTTTTCCACAGCTAATGTCCGAAAACATGGCTCAAGAGAAAAACAATGATGCTCAGCGAGCTCAAGGGGATCCTGTTGGGACAATTGCGGGTAATGTGCTATCCTACCTGACCCCCGGTAGTGGAGCTCATGCGTTATTTATGCTGGGAGCCAAAGCTGCAGGGCTCATAAAAGGCGCAAGCACAGTGGCCAAAATTGGTCGGCTTGCTACTGCAGGTGCAGGAGGCGTAGGAGCTGCAGAGGGGACTCATAGCCTATTAAATGCGCCTACCAGCATATCTAACCCTATGACGTATGCTCACACGATCGCGGACGTAGTCCCTCAGGCAGCAATCGCGGGAGCGATTGGCCCGGCACAAATGGGCATAGGTAAAATAGTTGGGCCTGCGTTGGCACAAATAACTAAAACTCCGTTAGAAGCCATGCAAAAATATGGAGGAGCCGTTCGAGAGTTGTTAGACGCAATAGGTAAAGCTAAAATAGGTGCCGTGCCTATAACTGGACCATTAGCTCCGCCAGTGAATGCTGCAGCAATACGTGCAGCATCAAGACAAGAAGGGAATATAGCTGCAAACATATTGAGCACGGCGTCTCAGCCAATACCCGAAAAGGCCGCTGCAGACGCTGCGGCAAAAGGAATATACAGTCTTGTAAACATAGACAAAACTCGCAACCTTATGCAAGCTATAGTTGATCGAGGAGCAAAAGCTCCATCAGAAGAAGCGACGGTAAAAGCGGCTGAAATGTGGCTGAAAAAATATGTCCCAACTGGGACAACATCCGTTTTTCAAATGAAACCCTCGCCTAAAGGAATGGACCCTCATGCTCAAGCTGACGCATTTATGGCGGATTTAACTGATGAGGACCAAATAACGAACGCATTTAGGGAATGGGCAACAAGGGAACCAGTAACTAAATCAAGTACCCCTACACCTAAAGTGAATGCTACGGAACCTACTCCACCATCAGCTCCTGTAGTCATACCAGAAGCGATTAATCCTTCCGGGACTGTAGAGCAACAAATAGCATATGCACGAAACCATCTACCGCCAGGAGTGACGATAGACGAATTTAACGCGGATGTGGCAGCCTATGAAAAAAATATTGAGAGACACAACAAAGCGTGGGAACAGTATCGGCAGGATAAAGTAGAAAATCCCCGAGCTGCTGCAGGGAACGCGAATGTGGATGATATGTTAATGCCGGGTTATGATTTTGAAGATAAATATGGTATAGTAAATCCTCCAAAAGAAACTAATATACTTTCGGACGCGGAAATGCCTGTTAAATCAAAATCGGCTTCTACACCCGCAAAAGCAAATTTCGATCTTATTACAGAAACTCCGGATATAAGCACCCAACTCGCTATTGAACTAAAGAAAACTTTACAGGAAGAGGGTAAAGCTGCCTACAATAACGCGGCAGCACCCGCATACCTACGACTACTGACTCAAGCCGCGCGAGAAACGCGGTTTGCGATAGAGCGAGCAGCGCAATCATCGGGACGACAAGATTATGTGGACAACATGCGCATATTAGCCCAGAAAATGGGGGCAATATCTGCAATAAAGAGAAGTTTGGGTAATGCCATCGATGTGCAACCCGCAGTTGCTCAGAGATTAGTGGAAACTATTAATGCCGTGAACAAAACGGCAAAATTATTCTCAAGCCGATTGGCCGTATTTGATAAACAGTTCGGTACCGATTTTGTAAACCAAGCAAAATTTGCACATACGGCGCGACAATTAGGGCCTAAAGGATCTCCTCGATTATTGCCAGAAATCAATCATGCGTTGGCTCCAGCACTAATCGCTGGAGTGGCTGGCACAGGGTACTATCGCACTAAAGATCCACACTGGCTTGCCTTGGCAGCATTAACAAGTCCTCGGTTAGCCACGGAAGCGATAGGAGTCGCGGGTACCCCAGCGGCACAAAAAATAATCCCGATACTCGCGAGCCAGATAGCCCGTTATGTGAATCAGACAACCACTCAGCCCACGATAGGCTCCATTAACAAAAAGAGGTAATATCATGGCCGTACTCTCTCCAGTCCCTCGCCAGCAATTTTTTGACATGGACGGACGTCCGCTCGCCGGGGGCAAGCTTTACAGTTACCAGGCCAACACAACCACGGCACAGGCTACCTATACCACTAAAGCCGCCACTGTCGCCAACCCTAACCCCGTAATACTCGACGCGGGCGGATACGTACCCGCCACGGGCGTGTGGCTGGGTGCAACATACTCATATAAACTTATGTTGACCGATGCGAGTGGCAACACGATGTGGACGATCGACGACATACAGGGCTCCGGGGCCGGGGGTACACAAGTCGTTTCCGTGGACAATATTGCTGCGCTTCGCGCATTAACCGGTGGCTCAGCATACGCAGTAATTGTCGCCGGGTACACGACCCCAGGAGATCAAGGTGGTGGGGTATTCCTGTGGCAAGCTGCGTCCACGACTACTGACGACAAAGGCATTAACATCAAGAGCACCGATACCGCCACAGGCCGATGGATGAGACAATTTGATGGTGCTGTTGACATACGATGGTTTGGTGCTTTGGCTGATGGTGCGACAGATGCGCATACCGCGATCGGATACGCTGATGCCTATGCGTCAGATACGGGGCACCCCGAGTTATTACCCATTAAGATTTGTGCGGGGTTATATAAGCTCACTGCAACTATAAACCCAGTATCACAAGTTATTATGGAGCCGTCGGCGTGCCTCGATTGGACTGGATATAATATCAATCCGCAGCTCAAGCCGATAATTGAGGAGAACGATTACACTGTACATTTTGTGCCTCAAGGTTTTGCTTATTACCCTCAACTAACGTGTGATTATGTCCGTCCAGAGTGGTTTACATCCGAGGATTTGGCCTATGCTATTGTATCAATTGTTTCTACCGGGGGTATAGTGCGGTTGCGCAATCGTGGATATGCGTGCACAGCCGCTACAACATTTTCAAGCGAAATTGGTCTATCTATCATAGGAGATAATGCTCCAACACGTGTTGGTACGAGTTATCAGTATGGCTCGTATATCACACGCGGCGCAGCGGATCTTACCTTTACCGGTTGCCATAATTTACATATAGAGAATGTTGGGTTTACCGGTGCCGGAGGAAATGCATTAATAATTTCAAGTTGCTATGACGTTTCCTTGCGGAACGTTTTGACAGTTACGACAGGCATCGGCTGCAAAATAACCGATGTTTACAATTTGTATGCCGACGGAATAAAAACTTATCTTGGAACTACAGGGCTGTATCTCAGCGTTACTAATAGTATGTTGTCTAACATTCACGGTTTTGGCCATACAACGATGGCTATTGACATGGTAAACACCGACACCATACATATGGCGGATACTGTAATTACTAATGTATTGATCGAAGCTGCGTTGCCAAACTGTACAAATGATAAAGGCATTCGATTCGATAATTCTGCCGCCACAACAACTAACAACCATTTGATAAATGTAACAATAAACGGAGTTGTTACTCATGGTATCACTCCGGTGATTACGATTGCAGGAGCCTCTACAGCGGGCACGGCGTCGATTAAAAATATTACAGTGCAAGGCATAAAATCGGATGTTGTCACCAGTACACTAGTGAAAACTGTATTTACAAATTTGTATGATCAGACAACCTGCAAATTTGGAGAGGCAGGGGAAATCGGCAACGGTGACACCTGGGATGGATTTTATGCAGGACTCATTGCCCGCGATAATTTATACTTTGCTAAAAACCTGGAGGTACTGAAAAAATATCATGGATCAACAACCACAAGCGCAGACCCCTGCGATCTTACAGATTACGTGGCTTGGGCGACACGCGACATTGCGTTTCCGACGACATCTACAGCAAACGCAGTTGTTTCATTGACAAATGTAGGTACAATAAATGGACCTGATTACTCAATACTTAAAAAAGTCGCTTGCACAGTGATTACAGACGTGGGTGCGTGTGGTACTCTCGCGTGTAAATTTACAAAATCTGGAGATACAGTCCATTGGATGGGCAAACTAACGGTGACGACTGGCGGGGGATCGTATTACGAGATAACTGTGCCTGCGGCGTACGCTTGGCATGCGGATATTATTAATGATTTCGGCGATGTAACAAATCCCGGCTCGATGTGGTGGCCGTGCACACTACGTGCAATGAGTACACGCGATGGAGACAGCACGCCACCTGTACTACCGTCTGTAAATATAGGAGGATTTTTCCCGGGCGTAATTTGCATTAACAATGGAGATTACACAAAATTTAAGATTTTACCGCCTACTACCGTAGTGGGGAATACATTACAGGGTTATATTCCAATGACAGTAGCAAACGGTGACATTTTTGCGTGGGCGATCACATATAAAAGCAATGAATGATCGTATAGAAACTATGTTTGATTTTCTACAACTGTGAGTTCATCCCACAGCGACTCGTGAGCGTATCGCAGCTCACAATACTCCGCGTAGAGCCGCTCACGCTCCTCCACCAGAGCCTCTGCCGTGAGCATATCCATAGCCAGCATTTTATCGGCCATGGCACGCTCCAAATTATTGAGCGCCCACCGTGCTGTTGACGTGCCGAGTCTCTGATTTAGTGTTAACATTTTTACACTCCAGTACGGTTAAGCCCACGGTAAACAGCCCGTCTAAAAATCTCCACCATGCTGGTTCCTCAGCCATGTTTATCTCCTTTGTTAAACATGTCTATAGTCGCGTTGAGTTTGTCAACATCGGAAAACTGGTGTATCCATGTATCGATCCTGGCGTTTATCATTGTGTCAAGCATGGCGTACTCGATAGCGCGCTTGAGCGTGCTATACCCACGATTTTTGCAGTGCTTTTTGAACGGCAGCAAAATACTGGTATTGATGTCGATGTGCATGACGTCGTGTTTCATTACGTTTTTTCCTTTGATTCCAATGTTCTTCGCTCAGCCGTCGGTGCGAACTCATTGATCGCGAGGCGCAGTCCGTCGCGTTTTATACACTGCATTAATGCGATGCGTATTGCGCCGCGCACGGCGAAACCGTTGGATATTGCGTAGCACGAGAACTCGATATAGTCTGACTGATCCAGCGTGATAGAGACCCGTTTATTTTTACGCATTTTTACTCCTGAATTTTAGTCGTTATTGTCCTCATCGCATACCACGCATACTCCGCGGCTATTCAGTTTCCCACCGCACTCCCAGCAGTGGGTTCTCTGTTCAGGCTCAACTATTTGAGGATTTTTGAGCTCTTTGGGCTCTTTATACGAGAGTAACGATGGCCCCATGAAGGGCGAGGTCGGAATTTCTTTACCAGCCTCTAACTCAGCCATAATTTCATCGCGTGTAGCCGTGCGTGAGATCTCATGTGAGTTTCCGTTCTCAGTGCAGTGCCACACAAACTCACCTTTTTGGGTTGCTCCCCAGCAATTTTTACGCGCGGGTCGATATTTAGCGCACGGGCCGTTGCACGACATAGCCCCGGCAATCATTCTTTCAAGTTTCTCGCCCTGGCACTCGCGCTCTACGCCTTCGCTACACAAGTAAAATTTTTTCATAACCAACCTCCCCAGGATTTTGTGGGCTAAATTACCCACACTCATATAATAACACATTCGTGAAAGAATGTATCAGTTTATTTCACATTCGTGCCACAAACGTGTAGATTTATGGCACGATTGTTGCAGGTCACTTGGCGATCTCCAGTCTCCACGCTGCGTCCACCTCAGCACATTTATTTTACTGTGAACCGTCCGAATGTTCCACCGTTCTGAGGCCGGTAATCTCCGATCCCGCTGTATAAGCCAACCCACTCCAGGCACTCACGCACCATGGCCTCGGATATAGCCTGGTCGAGGATTGTATAGGATACAGTGACCGACCACTTATCCATCATAGGCCGTATCACAGGCACACTTCCGCCGGTGGACGGTATCTTGCACATAGCCTTGTAAGGCAGCACGGTGTCCTTGGTGAATGGCCCTTTCCCGTTCATGACCAACGAGTCCTCAAACAGGACGCCGCTTATGAAGAAAGGTTTCATCGTGTCTGTAGCCTTGCGGCCACCAGGACTCTTGATAGGATGGTTCGACTGGCGCTGAGAGTTTACCAGCGACTGTTTGAACCACTCAGCGATGGCCACTACCTCACCTTTTGAGTTCGAGTGCACTTTTTCACGCCAGATGCGTTCCTCAAACTCCAAGTAGGTTTCTCCGCGCTGTTTGGTATACTTGGTCTTGTAGTCATCCTCCAACTGGAAGTCGCCTCGGTTCATCAGCAGAGGTGTCACGCCGACCAACATCATAGTACAGCTTTTCGGATCCATTTTGTAGCTCCTTTGTTAGTAGTCAAATCATTTCCTGTCACTTCTTGTCTACTCCGCACAGCTCCTGTCTGCTCAGCCCATATCAGCCCAGACCACTTCACCCCAACTCTTATCCAGCCAGCTCCTTCCTATTCAGGTCCAGTGGTTTTATTCACGATCAATGCCAGCACAGATCCTTCGGTAGGAATCGATAGATTATCTGCTCCTTTCTTTAAAAGCTTACGAGAATCAATCACTTTACAAACGGTAAGCAAGGTGCCGACTTTGGCCTGCTCTTTGAGGTATTTAGCGAGATCGTTTTGCGAGAGTTTGCTGACGTCTACCGTGCTGGTCACGTCGTAGGCTCTCACGATTTTGTTCTTGGCACTCTTGCGAAGCGCCACAGATACGTCTACGATCTCTTCCTGCTTCACGATCTCATAGCCGATACCGCGTATCGATCGGAGTACCCGGTCATGGTGCCGTGCTAGTATACGAATCACACTGGCTATAATAAATCGATCGGTCTTCACATCTCGACCAGCTGCTACGTTCAGCTCAGCAAACGTGAACTGCTTGCCGTCCGGTTGATCCTTCAAAAACTTTTCGAGCAGCAGCACTGCGCTACTCGTGTGTAATTTAGACATCGTTTCTCCTTTGAAAAAGAAATCATTTCAGTTCATTTCACGTCAATCCACATCAATCCAGCGCAATTCAATTCACGTCACGTCAACTAACATCATATCACGTCATTCCATGTCAGTCCATACCACTTCAGGTAACTCATTTTCTATTTACTCTCACGACTGACTATCGCTGGAGTAAAGATAAAGAGACATTTCAGGTCAGATCAGGTCAGATCAGGTCAGATCACCTCAGTTCACGCCCGGCCATGTCACCTCATATCGGGCCACTTCATTTCTCCTCACCTCTCCTCACGTCACCTCACCTCACCTCAAACGAAGTCAATTCATCTCACGTGTTCTATTTATTCACCTCCTGATTTAGGAATATTGGACAGGATTTGTGAAGCTGCCAGGAATGCCCGGTCTTGGTAGGCCACGGCACCTGCCTCTGGTACTGCTCGAAGTAGCCTCTATCGCACTTACCTTGAAGAGTCCTGCGTGGAATGCCTGACTTATCGGCAGCATCGTTCATGAATAACCAATCGATACTCAATGATTGTCGAACCTCAGATAGCGTGACACTCATAGACCTCCTTTATTTATGTCCGCTATGAATATACTATCTTCGCAAACATTCGTATCAAACTATCTTTGCAAACGTGAAAATAGCTGGTACAGTGTTTGCTACTCACATTCTCGTCCATCTACCCACTGAGCGATCTCCTCGTCGCTCAAATCCCAGTCCACCTCATCGTAACTACACACAGACGTCTCGTTTCGGTGGTACAGCGTGTAGACTGAGGCTACATCATCATCCACATGAATAGCATTACCGGTACCTGCTGCACGGAGTCGGGCTACCAAGTCTCGGTCAAGCATGCTGCCTCCTTTTTGGTTTTCTTACGTTCGAGGTGCTGACGTTTGGACTCCCAGTAGGCCTCAGGGAACCGTTTGGAGTCATCCCAGAGCTCCTGGAATCGTTTGGTCGTGTGTGGGATTATAGAGTCGATTGAGTTGTACTTGTGGGGAATGATATGATTGTCATGCCACCAGGCGATCCAGAACTGCAGGCTGGTAGGTATACGTCGACGTAGCTCTTCGACTTTGTACAGGACCTCAGTCTTTTTAGGGGCGTCGGTGAAACCCATACCACCGATAACTGACCACACGCGCCGAAAATCTGGATCCGACACGCGCTCTACACAGAACGTGTTCTTGAGGAAACCAGCCTTAGTGGTATGACTGAAGCAGAGGCCTATTAAATGGTCCCAGTTCTTGAGTGGAGGTCTGGTATCTCCGACAAAAGTCTTGTCGAAGTAATCTACACCAGATAAGACGTGCAGGTAGGACTGGAGCTTGCCCATAGCTCTCCTTGTTATCTTGCTTTTTAATCAGAACTATGGTATATTCTAGGAGCCCATAGTTCGTAGCCGGTTAAGCAGCTGGTACTGCCTGATCGGCTTTTTCTTTTTCGATACGCTCTACGCCTTCTCGTAGAATTTTGCTCATGAAAGCAGACCTGTTAAGCCGAGCTCTCCAGGCTGCATCACTGAGTCTCTTCTCCAGCTCTACGTCAATGCTGATAGTGAGAGTCTCTTTCATAGATCACCTCCGATAACCTAATATACTACAAAACACACAGCTTGTCAAGTCTCGATAAAGAGTGCCCCCCTACCCCCTCAGAAAAATAGCCTTCTAGTATACTAGGTATTGTATTGGTTTTGGTATTACAGCAGGATTGGGGTCAGGCCCAGAGGGGAGGTGCATATACTGGAGTGTCGGAATGAGGCTGCTTACCTGTGCATGCGCGTTGCGCTTTGAGTCCTGGGTACTGCTCTCGGAGTATGGAGCGCATCTTAAAGAGCGTCTTGTCGTATAGGTCTCTATGCATACCAGTCACGCCCAGAATCTCCTTATCGGCGTACCCGTATAGTTTGAGCTGTAGGATCGGTACGGAGGCTGGGGGTATCTTACGGAGCTCTGTCTCGTAGTCCGACCTTTTAATAGGCTCCTGAGGGGTTTCAGGGGCATACAGCGGTGACTCCGTAGCGTGATCTTGCCGCCCTTGGTCTCTACACCACCTTTGGATGGCGTAATGGATCCATTTACTGGCCCAACTCAAACTCTCAAATCTTACCGGGTATCGCTCCCAGGCTCGTTTCCTGAAGAGATCCAGTAATAGAGCCTGCGAAATATCTGCCGCGTCCTCATCTCCGATCCCGTAGTCCGTGCGGCAGATGTGCCTCGTTAAACGGTATATTTTTTTGCACGTAACTGGAGTCAAATACTCGTGTCTCATACCCCTAATATACACACCATTGTCAACACTTGTAAATGAGTCGGACATAATATATCTTATCAACATCCCAATCCACATACCCACGGAGGACACATGACCTACTATCCTGGCATAACGGATCGTGAGTTTATGCGTGTAAACTACAACGATTTGATAGGATACGCTAGATGGATACTACAACGACGCGGGATATCGCTGATGGACGATGAAATAAGGTCATTATTAGATATTTGGTATGTAAAAGGACGCGTGGCGGGGATTTTGCGGTCGTACAGCCGTCACGGCTCGACGATCGAGAGCTACATCCGATTTTGCCTGGACCGAAGCATGCTGCAGGTCATCAATCAAAGCAAAGTCGATCGATGGTACGATCATCTCATATCGTTGGACGAACGTGCAATATTACGGGACGAACGTGAGGTAGATCTGCACGAGACCATCGGTGAGTACGATTGCGCGTATGAGTACGCAGATGCACGCATGGACGTACACGCGTTCTTGCGCTGGTGCAGTCAGGGTCATGTGTACTCATGGAAGGCAAAACTGCGTGTAATGCGGTTACTGCGAACGTATGAAGTGCGGGAATTATCGGATCTAATGGGTGTCAGCCGTCAAAACGTGCACGGGCTTTTGGCAGGTATTAGACAGGATTACAGGGATTTTCAGGCTCTACAAGCATCTTTATGCTGACATTTGAGGTATATCGCGACTAAATTGACAATAATCCTACATTTTTATCGGTGAGTCACCCTCCGGGGTGCACACCCAACCCATTCAGTTGGAGCGGTGATCATGGCTAAAGTTGGTAGGCCTCCGTTGTGGCGTAGTGCTAAAGAACTTCGAAAAGCAATTGAAGACTATTTCAATACCAGCTCTTTGAAATCCATGTCAGGGCTAACATTGGCTCTCGGTTTTCAGGACCGTGACGCTCTGCTTTCCTATGAAAAGAAGGGTGAGTTTTCGGGCACTGTAAAATGGGCACGCCTCAAAGTAGCCCAATATTATGAGGAGCAGGCTCAGCAGGTAAAGAACCCCTCTTTCCAGATATTCGCCCTAAAGAATTTCGGGTGGTCTGACAAGCAGGAGATCGAGCACTCAGGTAAGATCGAAGGCGTGATAAGACTCCCCAATAAACTCCCCGTCGGATCCCCGGTAGTATGAAGTGGGAACCTTTCCCACGGCAAGAAGCGGCCCTCGCACGTTCTGAAAGAGAACTCTTATACGGTGGTGCGAGAGGTGGCGGTAAGACTGCCTGCGGTATGGCTTGGCTGATAGAGCCTGAGTATATCTCAAACCCTCGGTTCAGAGGACTGGTTCTACGTAAGAGCTTCAAAGACCTGGCAGACTGGGTATCTAAAGCCCGAGTGTTCATGCACGGCATGGCAGAAATCTTTACGATGCCTGCCGAAATCAGATTCCCGAGTGGGGCGATAATAGCTCTCGGTCACTGGGGCGATCCGTCAGCAGTAGGCATGTACCTCGGTCAAGAGTATCAAAAGATTTTGATCGAAGAGCTCACGGACGTTTTTGATAACGAAGAAGACTACCTCAAGTTACTAGGCTCCCTAAGAAGCTCCGACCCTACTCTGATCCCTCAAGTATTCTGTACCACGAACCCGGGCGGTAAAGGCCATAGCTGGGTAAAACGGAGGTGGGTAGATTGTGCACACTCAAAAACGTACTACGACCCACAAACGGGCGCTACCAGAATCTTCATCCAGAGTAAAGTTGATGACAACCCGGCGATCACGGACAACGACCCCGCGTACGTTGCATACTTGGACTCTTTACCTGAGCGTTTGCGTAGAGCCTGGCGTGATGGCTCATGGGACCTGGCGGAGGGCAGCTTCTTCCAAGAGTTTAATAAGGATCTAATGTTAGAGCCTGAGTTCCAGATAGATGAGACCAGTAGTCATCAGAGGCTCTTTGGCAGTATGGATATCGGAGCGAGCCATCACACATCGTTTGGGCTGTGGTACGTGAGTCCAGATGGGTGCATACACAGGATGATGACGTACTGTAATAAACTCACGAGTATCAGAGACCATGCAAAAGAGATATACGATCAGATCAGTTCTCATAGGCCGACTAAAGGATATTTCCCGAAGACGGTGTGGGTAGGCAGAGATGCCTGGACTACCAGTAAGATTAACGAGCTGACATGGAGAGCGCCGATCGATGAGTTTACAGAGCTCTGGAACGATAAGCAAAAGAAGGACGTACAGTTCGAGCAGGCGAACGACTTTAGGGCAAACGGCTGCATGATTATGCAGGACCTGTTCAAAGCGAGAAATGGCAAGCCACAAGTTTTCTATATAGACCGATACAACACTCAGTATGAAGAAGCAGTGCCATCCGTGATGATCAATCCTAATAAGCCTGAGGAGTATCTGAAGACTACCTCATGGGCAGACGATGTTTGTGATGAAGTACGCTACGGACTAGTAGGCATATATAGCTGGCTCACGGGTGAGCGCAAAGCAAAAGTTTTGAGAGCACAGGCTGCAGAGCTGATACCGAAACAGCAGCTAGATTGGTACAACGATCTTTAAGGAGGCACTATGGTCGACTCTCTAAAACATGTCCAAGAAGTCGGTCCAAACATGCTTTCAGCTATAAATATCATAGTCACCGGCATCGTGGCTATCGTGACTGCGCTACTGGGATATTTTGGTGGGCGCGTACATGAGATGCAAATAGTATCAAAGAAAGCCAAATGATTTACCCGTATCGATGCGCTATGTGTGGGGACGCCCACGACGTGATAAAGCCTGCTGCTCTATCAGGACGTGAAGAGATCTGTCCTGTGTGTACCATAGCGATGACACGGATATACACAGCACCGCGTCTGAATTTTATGACGGTGGGTGTAGCAGATAGAGAGATGTGTGCTCGACATAAGATCGAGACCGGAGGAGAGCTGGTGCCGATTGGAGATTCGAAACCACAAGCCGCGGCACCGGAGTTATCTAAGTATCCTGACTTACACGAAATATCTCAGGAGTATCATATAGAAAGTTAAAGCCCAGGTTTGCACCCGGGCTTTAGGAGATCAAATGATGTCTACTCAGTTCAACTCATTTCAGGCCCTGTCTTCTCATGTCAGGTCACACCATTTCAATTGATCTCAGCTGAGGGTAATATACTATTATGGCAGATCAGTTTGAAGGTTTGAGAGATATAAATTCACCACAGGATGCTCCAAGGGTAGTGCCTAGAGATGACTCACGTGGTGACCAGGACCCTGATTTCAAATTGGCTGTACGTCTTTACACACAGGGAAAACAGGTAAGAAAAAATTACGATCAGGACTGGGACAAATGGTTGAAATGGTATCAGGGAGCACAATGGGACTGGCGCAGACCATCCTATAAAGCGTCCCCGTCCATGAATATCATACGTGCTACGGTACAGACTATCCTTCCGATCATGACGGACGCGAGTCCCGATTTCGATGTCAATCCTCAGGAGCCGTCCGACTATCAGTTCGCTGATACTATGCAGAAATTAGTAGAGAACTGGTGGGAGAGGCGGAACATGCAGCTCGTACTCACTACGAGCATACTCGACTCTCTCATATTCCCTGCGGGTATCATGAAATGTGTGTGGAACGATGAGCTCGATGGTATCGGGGATATAGAGTGCACACGTATAGACCCCCGTAATATTTACGTAGACGCTGATGCTACAGATTTCACAGATGCTAAGTTCGTGATCGAAGAGAAATGGATGCCTACGTCTGAGCTAAAAGTAAAATTCCCTGACAAGGCCCAGTACATTACTGGATCCCGCACTGCTACAGACCCCAAGGCTGAGAAGCAGACGAGCAAATCTTTCAGCGGTGAGGTCACGCTACAGTCTCCTAACGATCAGGACATACCATTACAGAGCAATGGTGACGCTGACAAGAACACGTCATCTACAGCAGGGCAACTAAAGGTCGTGAGAGTATTCGAGTGCTGGGTGCGTGACGAGACTCTCGATGAGCAGGCTATCGAAGACAAAACTACGGGCGAGCAGAAAGTCATCCTAAAGAAAAAGTATCCGCGTGGTCGTGTAATCACCGTGCTCCCTGACAGCCGTGTACTCCTGCAGGCTGTAGACAATCCATACGCTGATGGAAAATTCCCGTACGTGAGATTCGTTGACACAGTGATACCTGGTAGTTTCTGGGGTGAGGGTGAAGTCGGCCCCATCATGGAAACCCAGAAGTTGATTAATAAGGTCGGCGCGACGATCACTGACTGGTGCAATAGGATGACCAATGCGGTATGGATCATCGACGACGATAGTGGAGTCAACCCAGCGTCACTCACCAATCAGGTGGGAATGATCATCCCTAAGAAACGTGGTACTGAGGTCAGACGTGAGCAGGCCCCAGCGCTACCAAACGAAGTTTTCGAGTTCTATAACCTGCTCATGCGACTCATAGATCAGCAGAGCGGTGTGCACGATACATCTCGTGGGCGTACACCTACCGGGGTCACGGCAGCCAGCGCTATACAGTCTCTACAGGATGCGGACCAAACTCGTATACGTTTAAAGGAACGAAATCTACAAGCGTCTCTAATACAACTCGGTTATATGGTGACATCACGGATGCTACAGTTTTATACGTCACCGAGAGTCGTACGTATCACAGGGGCACAGGAGTGGCCTGAGTTCTATGAGATTTTCTTTAGCCGTGAAGAACAGCAGCAGCAAGGTAATCCGTATCCTGATCAATTCCCTGACTCTCAAGAGATGATCCCGACCAAGCGCTACGTGGCTAATTCTAAACAATACCAGTTCTCGCCGTCTACACGGCAGTATGTAGCGGTAACTGAGTGGCAGCAGACTGCCCCTTCTAAAGGTGAGTTCGATGTAGAGGTGCAAGCGGGTACGAGTCTGCCATTTATGAAGCAGCGTAGGAGTAACCTCGCGTTTCAGCTATACCAGGCTCAAGCTATCGATCAAGAAGCTTTACTAGACGCAGTGGAATTTCCTAAAAAAGACGAGATCATGCGTCGTATGGATCAGAAGAAACAAGCTGACGCTGCTGCGCAGGCAGCACAGCAAGCAGCAGCACAACCAGCACCACAAGGACCTGACGCGTACGCCCAGATGGGTGCCGCACCAGTAGGACCAGGACAATAAAAGGAGTCCCCTATGCCACAGATGTCAGCGTACCCGCCCACTCAGGATGTGATGCCTCAGGCAGCAGGGCCTCAAGCTCCCGCTATGCCTCAGGCTCCTATGGCTGGTCCTCAGGGCGCACCTCAAGAAGCTCCCCAGGGTGACCCGGCTGCACTCAGGATGATGAATCCGATCATGCAAGCGATGCAGCTTATTGGAATCACTATACAGAGTGCGAAGCAAAGCGGAGTACCCAACGCTCAGAGAATGTCTACAGCGTTCTCGGGTCTGCTCAAAGAGATGGCTACTCCGAGTTTGCAGAGAGGATCCTTTAACGCTCAGGCTCCCGCTGCGCCTGGAGCACCACAACCTGCTCCCGCTGCACCTCAGGCTCCAGCTCCCGTGGCACAGGCCCCTGCACCGCAGCCTCAGGCAGCTCCCGTGCCTGCTCCGGCTGCTCCAAAACCTATGACCCAGACTCCTATGGGAGCTGGTAAAAATATCAAGCCGTTCGGGCAGTCACAGGGTCAGCGTCCAGTCAGCAAACAACCAGTAATACTATAACCAGGAGGTCAGTATGGGTGGATCTTTAGAGAGTGTTTACAAAGGCGACGATGGATGGAGCACAGGCGGGGACAAAGAAAGTATGAACAATGCTTTCGGTTCTAACGGAGCTTCTAAGGGTGGACCTTTAGATTCTCCCGAGACCAATTTCGTGGGACGCTCTATGAGCCCCGCAGCTCTGGGTGACCCGGCGAACGCTCTGCCCTCAGTGAGCAACGGCGCAACGCCCAGCTCAGACGGCTCGTTTGATTGTATGGCTGACTAAGTAAATCCTGGGGCGAAAGCTGCAGGGAGCAATGCGAGAGCACCTCACCAAAGGGATGACAAATGCCAGTAGCAACTGAGAACATGACTTCACAGGAAATTTTGGATGCTGAGCAACCTACAGGCGTAGAGACTCAGACAGAAGAAGCTCCCCGTGAAGGCACCGAAAATACAGCAGGTAAGTCTGAGCAGACGGTCGGTGGTGATCCGAATTGGAATGCGAAAGAATGGCAACTCAAGTTCCGAGACCAAACTATCGTACCCAAGGACAAGAACCATCTGGTCTCTCTGGCTCAGCAGGGATACTCGTACTCTCAGAGAATGCATGAGCTAAAGCAGCGTGAAGATCAACTCAACGGCAAGTCCCAGCAGTATGATCAGTACGCGAAATTAGAGGCAGCGTTCGAAAAGAATCCGGGGTTCCGAGAGAAACTCATGCAGTGGTATCAAGATAGCTTGACACCGGGCACAGCGCCCACAGCGACTGCAGCACCATCACAGTCCTCTATACCCCCGGAGCTCCTTAAAGAGATCCAGGACTTAAAGGGCTGGAAGGCAGAGTGGGAGAAGTCTCAGCAAGAGCAGCAGAAAGAGAAAGCTGACCAGGAGATACATGCCGAAGTCGAATCTCTTAAGTCAAAGTACGCCCGTGATGATTGGGACACACCCTCATCCAACGGCCTCACTTTGACTAAAGAAGTGATGAAGCATGCGTACGAACTGGGAGGCGTAAAACTCGAGACTGCGTACCGTGATCTAATGTGGGACTCGCACACGAAGTCCGCTGAGATTACTGGTATAAAGAAAGCTACTGAGAACCAAGCCGCTGCCAAGAAGGCGGGAGTAGTATCAGGTGGTAAATCTCGTGGGGCGTCACCCGCGGCACCTGTGAACACCGCTGAGATGGGGTACGATCAGATAGCTAAACTGGTCCAACAGGACTACGGTATACAATCGTAACTACCTATATTACTGTTCAGGAGGTAGTTATGATGAAAACGTGCGTCAGGTGTAAGGTAGAGAAGCCAGAGTCCTCGTTCTCTCTCAGGCATAGAAACAGTCCTAGGTACAAGAAAAAGGACTACCGTTTCTGCGCGTGTAAGAAGTGTGAGAAGGCTTATCAGAATGAGTCAAAAAAAGGCTCTTATTCGGGTTCGCCGGAGTGTACGAGGGAGCACAATCTGAGGAAGTACAGCCTAACTACCGAGCAGTATGATGCAAAACTACTTGAACAGGGGAATGTTTGTAAAATCTGTAAGGCTCCTGAAGCAGGAGGCAGAGGACGTTTTCATGTTGACCACAATCACAGGACGGGTGAGATTCGTGGACTCTTGTGTCACCGATGTAACACAGCCCTGGGTTTGGCCAGAGAAGACGTAAGCATTCTTTCGAAGATGATTCACTATCTTAACATTGGAGATTGACATCATGGCTCTCACTTACAACGAAATATCTAGCATTACAGAGAAGTATTTCAAGCCCAAGCTCGTCGACAACATTTTCAGGAGCAACGTGCTCCTGTCTCGTCTGCGTGACAAGCAGGAAAAACTTGACGGTGGAGAGCGTGTACTCATGCCCGTAGCGTACGCTGTGACTTCCGCAGCTGGCAGCTACGTGGGTGCAGACACTCTCTCGACTACACCGAATGACCAGGTGACGTCGGCAGAATACGTCTGGAAACAGTACTACGGCAATATCACGATCACTGGTCTCGATGAGCTGAAGAACAGCGGTGACGCTGCTAAGGTCAGCTTTGTCAAGTCCAAGGTCCAGCTCGCTGAAAAGTCCCTCGCTTACACCATGGGTGCTGACGTGTACACCGGTACTTCCGCAGCAGCTCTCGTAGGCCTGCAGACTATGATCAGCACCAGCCGTACCTACGGTGGTATTGATAGCTCGACCTACACATGGTGGGACGCTCAGGTTGACAGCACGACCACGACACTCACCATCCCCAAGATGGAGAGCCTGTTCGGTCTGTGCACAATCGGAAACGTGCACCCGACCCTGATGGTGACCACGCAGGCTATCTGGGACAGCTACTTCAGCCTGCTCCAGCCTCAGCAGCGCTTCATGGACTCCAAAGTCGCCGACGCTGGTTGGACCAACGTGACGTTCCGTGGAGTGCCCGTGATCGTTGACAACCGTTGCCCGACCTCTTACTTGTTCATGGTCAATGAAGACTATGTCAAGCTGTACACGCACTCCAAGCGTGACTTCAAGCTTGAGCCCTTCATCAAGCCCGTGAATCAGGATGTCGCAACTGCCAAGATCTATTGGGCTGGTTTACTTGCGGGAGACAATCCTCGTCTCCAGGGTCGTTTCTCTGCTCTGACTGCGTAACCTATTGAGAGTGGGGATTCGTCCCCACTCTCTTTAGTCCCAAGGTTGCCATTGCCTTAACAAGGAGTGAAGATGTCAGTACATTCTTATAAAGAAGTCGAGATCGAGCCGGTCACCGCTACCACGGCGACTCCCTCGGTACAACTCGGCACATACCGTCAGGAAAACAACGCCGAGTACATTTACATGTACAATGACGGCGCTGCTGTGAATGCTGGGTGCCCTGTGATACTCACAGGTACATCTGGATACTCGTTCGTCAAGACCTATGCCACTGCAGCGGACACGTCGTGCGTGTTTGCGGGTGTCGTAGCTGCGACGTGCGCAGCTGCATCATACGGCTGGGTAGCCACTCGAGGGTTCGCAAATCTTTACGTGATCTCCGCTGCAGTAGCGGTGGGCGACAAGATGCGTATCATTGACGGCGGTGGGAGCGCTCGAGTAGTGACAATGACCTCATTGCTCACACGTGTGTTCTCAGTAGGCGTCATCGGTCGTGCTATGAATCTGGCCACTGCAGCAGCTACTGCTGGTTGCATGGTCTACATGAGGTAGTCGGAAGGGTTGTCATTTCCCTAACACATAGGAGTTCATCATGTCTACGTTTTCTTACAAGTTAATCAACGAGGAATCGGTTTCGGCAGTCACCGCCACACCCAGCGTACAGGTAGGTACTCGCCGTCTCGCAGACGGTCGTGAGTATATCTATGCGTACAATGACGGTGGTATCGCCAACAAGGGCGCACCCGTGATCATGACAGCAGTGTCTGGTTACTCGTTTGTCAAGACCTACGCTACTGCTGCTGATACCAGTGTCGCGTTCTTGGGTATCCTCCACAATGCGACATGCGCAGCAGGCTCGTACGCATGGGTATGCACACGTGGAGTATGCGACGCATACTGTGATGCGAACGCTGTGGTCGCTGGTGATAATCTCACCATCGTCGACGGTGGTGGAGCGTTCAGAGTGTACACATATACCAGCTCGCTCACACAGATCGTGGCTGCTGGCGTTATGCTGCGTGCTCTCGGTACTCTCGCGGGTACCGCGTCTGGTCCCGTGGCTGTATTGCTGAGATAAGGAATTCGAGTACGGGCTGGCGGTCGGCTTTTTCCCCCAGGATTAAGTAGATCGTCAGTACCGGCTCGATTATCACATCTAACCTGGGGGATAGCATGGACGAAGTAGTAGTGTCAGAGAACGTGGTGGATAAAGCTATGGTGGATATGTCTGCTGCTGTAAATGTAGATCCCGCGGTCGCTGCTCAGTACATGGGGCAGATCGCAGAGCTACAGAAACAGATAGAGATCATGAAGCGCACTCACGTGCCCATGGTGCTCACGTTTCAGCAGACGATCGATATGCCGCCTCAGCCTAAAGAGTCCCTGTACGGTCAGTCGTGTAATAACGACAGTGTGACTGTGTCTCATTGGGCGACGAAATGGCTCGACCACACACGTATCAACGCTCAGTCGCATGACGTGATCAATAACAGCACGATGCTGGATTACGGGAAGTACGCGTGTAGGCCTGTGATAGTGGCCGGTTCAGGCCCTTCTCTTAAGAAGAATGCTCACCATCTGGCGGGGCGTCCTAAAGAGATCGGTCTCGTGAGCTGCCTGCATAATTTCGCGTACTTTACAGATCTGAATGTACCGTGTGATGGGTATGTCAATTTAGACGCAGGGGATATCACTATCCCTGAGATGAGTCAAGGCGGGAAACATCCTGAGTCATACTACTGGGATGCGACCAAAGACGCCACACTCATAGCGGGTATAGTCTCTAAGCCTGAGCTCGTCGACCGCTGGAAGGGCCGGGTGCTCTGGTTTAATAGTCCTGTACCGGACATGCTGTACATGGAGCAGTCCACTAAACTGTGTCCGTTAGAGGTCTTTTATAATGTGGGTGGGAACGCACTCGGAGCAGCGTATTATCATGCGCGTGCTGTACTCGGTGGAATGCCTATCGTGATGATCGGAGCGGACTTCGCTTTTGACTACACGAGAAAGTTCCACTCATGGGACAGTCCGTACGATGCGCAGTTCCAGGGTGTAGTACCTCTCACAGATGTTTTTGGAAATAGGGTCTACACGTGGCCCTCGTATAATAATTTCTGTTCGTGGTTTAATCATCAGTCTATGGGTGGCAACGGGAACAATCCCATGCTCATGATTAACTGCACAGAGGGTGGTACACTGGGGGCTTTCCCCAATGGCAACATGCGTCAGATAATCCAAATGGCCCTGGTGGATTTACTGGCGATGTACTCGCACCACAAAATGCTACCTGATTGTGTCAAGGGCGATCCTACGAAACCAAAGTTACTTTTCTAATAGGAGGATGCTATGGCTCTCACATGTGATTGGACTCAGACAGTGTTCGGAGATCGTCGTGCAGCGTTTGGTCTTGCTACTATGACTGGGATTACGAGCGGTGCTATCCAAACTCCCCTGAGTGTCATCCTCGGTGGATCTGTCATGGCGTACAGCGCTACGTCAGCGGTGCCCAATTTCAATGCTCAGCTTAACCGTGCTTCCGGCGGTACTGCCACCAATGGTATGTTGCTTATTGCGACATGCACCGCAGGCGACACGTTCAACGTATTCGTGTTCGGCGAATAAACAGGAGGCACTATGTTCGGTTACCAGAGGTTTCAGAAGCAGAGTGCCGATGTAGTGTCGGGTGCTACTTTCGGGGGCGCTGTCGAGATCGAAGGAGCGACAGCAATCTTCCTGCAGGTAGGCTCATACGCTACGGCGGCTGACTGGAGTGTCTGTGTAGGTAACACAGCGACTACAGCGCAACTCCTGCCCCTGTACTACAATAGCTACAGTGGTGGTGTGGTGCCTGTGTCTCTGAGTACCGCAGCGTCCCAGTACGTCTGTGATATTTCAATGGCTAAAGGTTTCAAGTACATGAAGGTGGCAGCGTCTATCGCTATGGTAGATGGTGCGACCATGAACGTGTACACAGCGCAGTAAACATTATCGGTCAACCACGCTCCGGCGTGTGTGATGCACCCTACGGGGTGAGGAGCAACTATGCGTAGACTCTCGACTCTCACGAACAAGCACACTGAGGTATACGACCAGACAATTAATGGCAAGCGCTACCTGATCAAACCTGGGGAGACAGTAACGCTCAACAGGAATGAGGCTGTAGATGTCAAAGGCCACTACATTGGTTTTGAAGTACCTGTCAAGTTGGAGATCAACCATTTACCAGATGATGACGACGTCCCTGTGGCTGGTAAAAAAGTTTTCTGTGCTCCTGATGGGAAAGAGTTCCCGTCTCAGGAAGCTTGTCTCGAGTATATCGCTGGCATGGCTAAAAAGAAGGGGTAAGAAATGACTCCCAGTGACGTGCTGTTGAGCATCAGAGATCAGCTCTATGAACCTACAGCAGGTTTCTGGACTGATGCTGAGTTATATAGATACATGGGACAGGCAGAGCAAGAGATAGCTCTGAATATCAAGTGCACTCAGTTTCAGACTAGCACCACCACCGTCACAGCTCAGTCTATGTACACACGCCCCGCAGCGTATTACATTGACAGACTGACATGGGATAGTGTAAAGCTTAAGAAGATCGACACCACAGATCTCGACGCTCTCCAGAGAGTGGCCTACGGTGGACTCTACACCATAGGTCGCTCGATGCACTACTACGAGTATGACGATCAGATAGGTCTATGGCCTATACCGTCGTACTCCGCTCCATTAAATGTATGGGGAGTACAGATTCCTCCAGGCACATACGTGTCCTCAGGGTTTTGTGTACCCGCCTACTTCCATGTGATGATACAGGACTACGCACTGTACCGTGCATTCGCTAAAGACCAGAATAAAGATCAGTCCCAGTTCTATAAGAACCAGTGGGACCAGGCTATGGTGCGTGCGTACACGTACTGGAGACAGAAAACTGAGGGTGACTTCTATCGCGTTGTCAAGGAAGAGGACTCGTACAGGAATGTGGAACTGGGGATGATCTAATGGCATTCGCACCTGTACAGTATAGAGTCTCGATGAGGCTCCCGACACTCGACGCAGGACTTAATTCGAAAGTCACCGATATCGGCACGCCTCTGAATGCGTCTCCCGATTGTCAAAACGTGATGTTCGACGAGTTCGGGGCGGTACGTACTGCACGTGGATATACTAAATTCAATTCGGTGCAGATAGCGAGTGCACCGGTAGACGGTCTCTCCACTTATTTGGACCCGTCAGGTGACAGGATCCTCATAGCAGCGTGCGGAGGCTCTTACTGGTACCAGAACGGTACGTCATTCTCGATAATCTCAGGCTCTACTGCTGCGTACACAGCGGGGGTAGACGTAAAGATTCTCGGAGTGAACGATAAAGTAGTTTTCGGGAACGGGTACGCTCAGCCTTACCAGTATGACGGCACCAATTTCTTTAGGTTCGGTATCACGCCTCCCGCTGGAGTCGCAGTAGGTACCCCTCAGGCGGGTGCTGCACTCTCGGGTACCTATAACTACGCGCTCACGTATCTCAATTCTGCTGGTGTAGAGTCAGACTACTACCCTATCATCACGTCGCTTGTAGTCAGTGCAGGAAACGACGTGATGCTCACTGACATACCGCTGGCTCCCACGTCGTACGGCGTGAATGAGATGCAATTATACAGGACTACAGCGGCTACTCAGGTGGGATACTGGCTGGTGACCGCGCTTTCGGGTCTCCAGAGTGCTGTACTCGACAATAATCCAGATTATGGACTGATAGTACCTGCGTTATTGGACCAGGGGACTCCCCCTAAAGCGAGATTCATGGTTTATTACAGAGGACGCATGTTCGCCGCGGGAGATTCTGCTCATCCGTACCGGATATACTATAGTGACGCCGGTCAAGTAGACACATGGCCCTCTACTTCCTTCATAGAGGTCGAAAAAGGTGACGGTTATCAGATATCCGGGCTCGAAGCCTTCGGAAACGCGATCGTCATCCATAAAAATGACGGTCACGGCAACGGTGCTGTGTATTTGCTGTACATCGCAGACTCGACTGGAGTACAGGATGATGACAACTGGTACGTTTTCAAATCTCCTGCCGCTTATAGCGCTATATCCGATAAGAGTCAAGCTTTCTTTAAGAATTTGCTATTTTACATCAATCGTACTGGTGCCTACGCATTTACTGGGCAGGATCTGGCGAGATCGTCAGCGGATAGTGAGTACGGTCGCTTCGCGGCTGATGCTGTCAGCTATGATATTGATACTGACGTGAAAACATGGGCTCCCTCGCTGCTTTCCAAGTCAGCCTCTATAACATACGATAATAAAGTGTGGGTGGCTCTACCCGTAGGCTCTACAGCGTCCACAAACAATAAGCTTTATGTGTTCGACTTCATTAGGGCTGATACTACTAAACTAGGAGTGTGGACCAAGCTCTCAGCCCCCGCCGTGAACAATTTCGCTGTGAGTGACGGGACACTGTACGGTGGCGGGTACGACGGCTACGTTTATACACTGGATAAAGGCACCACGCTCGACGGGAGCGCAGTAGCACCCTATTATTGGACTGCAGCGATCAGCTCAGCTGTGAGTTTCGGGGGATACAACGTAGATCACCGTGACAATACCAAAGTCTTTAGAATTTTGTATATCACGCACGAATGCTCAGGTAACTGGAATCTATACGTGGACTGGGTGGTAGATTTCGGTGGAGCTACTCAGACGGGCACGGTCCCTCTGAGCGGTGGCGGTATCATGTGGGGCACATTCAAATGGGGTATCGGTACGTGGGGCGGCGGAGTGACGAGTAAACGGTCACGGCTCATACTCCCCAATGCAGTGGGCAAGATTATCAAGTTCAAGTTTTACGTCACCGGACTGAATCAGACGTTCAAGATTAAAGAGCTGGAACTCGAGTACAATCTCAGATCGAGACGAGGATAAAAAATGGCTACATTTACTACGAGTGTGTCCGGTGCGTCAGTGGCAGCGAACCCTAATACTGCTATGTATCAGTCATACTCTGCTGGTGAGTATGCTGCTCCACGTACTGACGCTACGTTTAGTACTGGACTGTTCGATCAGACCTGGAAGCCGGTGCAAAACGCTCAGGGTCAGTCTCAGTACGATGTATCGAGAGCTGGACAAGAGGCTGCGTCTCAGAGGGACGCTCAGATACGTGCAGAGGCTCTCAGGAGACAGTTTAGCGGTCAGGGGTTATCAGGCTCGGGTATCGAGATCAAACAATCTCAAATAGGCCAGGTACAGCGCCAGCAGAGCCTACAGAGTGGACTCGCTGGGATAAACATCGCTGAGTTGGGTGCAGCAGAGCAGTCACGTAATGCAGCTCTACAGAGACAGTACGGTGCACAGACGCTCGGAGTACAGAACGAGCAACAGACCGGTGAGCGTCTGGGAGCTCAGGCGTTCGAGGGTGGACAGCAGACAGAGCGCCTCGGAGTACAGAAGGAACTCACATACGCAGATCTCACACTCAGAGAGCAGCAGATAAGCAACCAGGCCTCTCAGTTTACTAGCGATCTCGAGTTTAGAAAATGGGCGACTGAGCGTGGGTACACAGATGCTGAGGCTCAGCGCGCGTGGCAGTCACACGAGAACTCGCTCTCTCGTACGTCTCAAGAGGGTATCGCGACCGCCGGTAATCAGACTGGTATCACGATCGCTAATATCAACGCTTCGAGCTCTGAGAGAATCTCTTTGGCGACTATTGCGAGCAACGAGAGGATCAATGCGAACCGTGACGCTTTGACAGCAGCTGGTATCGACGTAGATAAAGCGAGAGTGTACGGTTATACAGACCCCGCTACGGGACAGCACGTAATGGGCTCTGTGCAGATCGCTGCGGCACAGCTCGGACTCACGGCTGTCACGATACAAGATCAGAAAAACGAGCTCTGGGGATGGACTGACGCCCAGGGAGTACACCACGCCGGTAAGTACGAGCTGCTCTCAGCAGAAGACAAGCGTGCTGCTGACGCGCTCTACGGTGGTGTCAACCCAGTCACTGGAGCGAAGATTAGAGGCTCCCTGGAGAATGACGCCCTCATCGCAGACCTGAAAGCACGTGAAGTTGATATGCAGCATGACTCGTTCTATGGTTACACAGATGATCAGGGTAATGTGGTCATGGGTTCTGGAGAGATCGCTGCGAAAGCGTTTGGGCTCCAGGCGAAGAGCTATGAGGACCAGGCTAAAGAGCTGTACGGATACTACGATAAACAGACCGGGCGGTATATCACAGGTAAACTCGAGGCTCTCTCCAACGACGACAAGCGCACTGCCGACGAACTCTATGGGTATATCGATGCAAACACGGGAGTCCTGGTAGCGGGTACTCTGCAGTTACAGGCTGATCAAAATGCTATCCAGCGCCAGGGGCTTACTATCGAAGAGGCTAGGGTCAAAGGGTATAGAAAACCTGACGGCACATGGCAGGCGGGCTCTCTACAGCTGGAGCAAGAGGCAGAGGCCAATAAGAAGACTCTCATGATACTCGACAACGAGCTCCAAGAGGGGCGCATGGATAAACAGGCTATTCTGGACGCTGACGCTCTCGTGACAAAAGCGAAAGCTGACCGATATTACCTGATGGGTAAAAACGGAGAACCTTTATCTCCTCAGGCTCTCGCAGCAATATCTAAGCTCGACCCTCTCGCCTATCAGAGCTATCTCATGGGACAGCAGGGAGCGACAGAGGCTGAGCTCGCACGCTCTGTAGAGATGACGAATCAGTACCGTGCTGCACAGATCACGAACATGGATGACCCCGCGGTCCAACAGCAGATTACTGCGATGTTCGCGTCATGGGGTGATGAGAGTGCTGCGCAGCAGTTAGAGGAAGACCAAGCGAATCCTATCAATGTCACAGCTAAAGATTTCACCACGTACGAGAGTGGACACTCTGTGCTACTCAATGCAGATACTACGGGCACCAACGGTACCGTAGTCCCCGCTGGTTCGTACACTGTGCTCAAAGAAGATGGCACTCAGCGTGGCGCGTGGGACGGTATGAAGCAGGACTGGCTCACTGAAAAAGGCACCGTGACCTACCTCGTAGACGCAAACAACAACCGTATACAGGTAGGGTTTGAGGTGACGAGCACTGAGAAAGAGGGGACATGGTGGGACAACTGTGCCAACCCTCTGAGCAAGAGTTTTTGGCAGCACCCGTTTGGTCTCGGTAAATAAAGGAGTAGAGTATGATACCTATCGCTCTCATTTTGTCGCTGGCGTCCAGCGCAGCGAACAAAAACAAGCAGGACATGAGTGACCAGGAGATGGCTGACTACGAGCGTAATCTCGCACGCGCAGAGCGTAAACAAAAAGAGCGAGATTACCAGGCTCAGCGTATGGCTGCTCTGGGGAACATCATGGGCCACCCGGGTATGAGTCTCTCCGGTAAACCTGTGGACATGCCCTCACGCCCAGGTCCTGTGAAAGATAACTTCTCCGATATTTTGAATGCCATGTCTCAAGGCGCTAATGCGTACCAGGCAGCGGGGGGTACTTTTGGTGGGTCGAAGTCAAATATCTCTGGACCCAGTGAGGGCGCAGGCTCTATGCAACAGCCTATCCCGAGCACGGGTGGGGCCACAAATCCTGGGCTCTGGTATTCTCCTCAGCAATATCCGATACGATCTGGGTATAACATGAATACTACTCCGAACTGGATGATGGACCAATATCAGAGTTAAATGGAGCACCTATGAATAACCCGTTCCGTAAAGCCCGTTTGGGTATAGCATCAGCGATGGAGCCTCGGTCGAATCCATATGGTGCACCCGACGCTGGGTACGCTCCTCAGGACTACTCCGCTCTCGCTGGAGCTGATGAAAGCACGCAGGCTGCTGCGCCTATAGCTGCGTTCATAGAGGCTCTCGCCACATCCGGTAAAGGCACCGGAGTGTCTTCGTACCTCCAGGGGCAGGATAAAGCTAAAGATTATCGGCTCAAGAGTATGGAGCGTGAGCTGGGCATGGGTAAAGCCCAGCGTGAGGGAGACTTCCAGTCGGAACTCCAGGCGCTGTACTCCAAGCCTACAAAGGACACTGACGCCCGTGATAAGCAGGCTATAGAGCTGTATAAAAAATACCACGGTGAGGACGCTACTACGAGGATGCTCGAGAAGTCTCTGACTACGAGTCACCCGCGTATCACTGATTTCAACAAAAAGTATGACGCTACGAAAGCTGCTCACCCGGACTGGAGTGAGGAGCGCATACTCGATTACGTGATGCAGCCCTCATCTCAGATAGGGCCGTCGGGAGAGCGCCTCGAAGGAGCGCGTAAACTGGCTGAGCAGGGTGCACTGGGAGCGAACGCTCCCTCGGTAGGTGAGGCAGCGGGAGCTAAAGAGTCTCGCATAGAGGACATCACACGCCCCGGTAAAGCGAAGACTGCTGCCGCGGAGGCTGAGGCTAAGTTACCTGCTGCGGCTGCTGCAGCTCAGATAGACGTGGAGACTGCTGGTAAGAAAGAGCAGCAGACGTTCGATATTACCAAAAAGCAATCTAAGAAATCTCTGGACTTCGTGCTACAGCTCGGCGAGAAACTCCCGGCTCAGGGACGTAGCCTGAGTGGTGTAGTGACTGAGGCGGGTGCCGCGGTGGGTACTAAAGCCAACGTGAGAAACTACAACCAATTCTTTAATACAGCTGTCAGTAATCTTGCTCGCTCGTACGGTGGAGAAAAGGGCGTACTCACGGACTACGATATCGAGCGTATGAAGGGCTTCAAGTACAGCGTGTTTGACACGCCAGACGAGCGTGCTGGTAAAAAGGCGTTTATGCAGACGCTCACTAACCCTAATGTCACACCAGAGGATATCCCTGCGATCATTGAGAGTACGTACGGCAAAATCAATGCAGAGGCTGACTATTCTTCTGAGGCAGAGGCTAGAAAAGCTGGGCACAAAACGGGTGACCGGGTAAGGATCGGCGGGGTATCGGGCACTCTCACTGATTAAGGGGCGTGTATGGGTTTCAAAGCTGATAAAGAAGATAAAGAGAAATCAGAGCCTGGCGTAGGTCAGCGCACCACAGGTACGTTCGGGGATATACTCGACATCATTGGTAAAATCCCCGCGGTAGGTGGCTCTGTACGTAGAGGCCTCGACGTCCCTCAGACGTACCGTAACCTAAAATCTAAAGCTATGCGTGAGGGGCTCAAAGAGTCTATACCCTTCGCGAAATCTGATTACGAGCCTCCTACTCCCGAAGAGCAAAATGTAAAAGAGGGCGGTAAAATGCTCGGGTACACCGCTCAGGCGGCAGCTGGTGGCGGTGCTGGTGGAGCTATCGCAGGCGGACTCAAAGCAGCGCCTTTACTCGTAGAGGGCGCACAGGTAGCTGGAGCCTCTTTACCGTCTGTGTTAGAGGCTGGATCTGAGGCGGGGATAGCGGGAGCCGGTAAACAGGCTCTATTGGACATGCTCATAGCGGGACTCACGAAGGGTGGTGGGGCTCTCGCGAAACCGCTACTTAATAAGATTCCTGAGAGGTTAGAGGGGATAGTGCCTAAGAAAACGGTAGCTACTCAGAAAACATTTCAGGCAGAGCAAAAATCCCCGGGTGAGGGCATAGAAAACATCACTAAAAAGATACCCACTCAGATCACCAGGAAGACTATTACCGAGTATGACGCTCCGAATCTGATAGACAACCTGAAATCTACTGGCAAATATGATAAACTCCCTCTGGTGACTAAGCAGTGGATAGACGGAGTAGAAAAGTTTTGGACTGATGCGAGTCCAGAGGGTAAACAGACTATAGATAGATACGTGCAAAATGTTTGGCAGAACCAGAGTAAAGAGCTGCTCAATAAACAGACACGTAGTGCTATCACAGACTGGATTATAAAAGCCGGTATCGGTGCCGGTGGAGCAGCTGCTTTAGGATCTGTACTCAACAATACTGTAGGTAAAGAGTGATCACAGGACTCCCATACTATCCTCTCACCAACGCTGGCGTCAACGATGCCATAAAAATCAACGCTGATCTGAATTACCTCGCTACGCACGGCATGGGAGCCACAGGGATACAGGGAGTCACGGGTGACCCCGGTGGGCCTAAAGGCGCTACGGGAGTGGCGGGTGTCAGAGGAGTGACAGGGCTCGCTAATTTTACTGAGGGTCCTGTAATGCCGTACGTACTCAGCGTACCGCACCTCCACCACCACACGATAGACGATATCTGGTACACGTACGACATGGATTCGAAATCCTGGATCGACGTGTCCTCCGGCGCTAAAGGTATCACGGGACCCGGTGGGTTTACTGGCGTGGGGCTCGCTAACTTTACAATAGGTGAGTTCCCGAAAACACCCTCTCCCGATCAGCCTGAGTTCTTCTGGGACGAGAGCGACGAGATCCTTTACTTTTGGTACACAGGCTCTCAGAGCTGGCTGGATATTAGTACGGGAGCGACTACTCAGCGTGCCGACCAAAATATAGTGCAGAATGAGTTTACTGGTTATCTCACCTGGACTGGAGTGCAGCTGCAGCCTGAATCGCCTACTGTGATCACTCTAACAAGTAAGTCTCGTGTAATGTCAGTGTTTTATGCCAAAGCGAAATATGCCCCTCTCTATAGCTACACGTACGCATTTTATTCATTCAACGGAGAAACTGGCACTGAGATACAGTTGATCGGCGACCCGGGCCCTTTTCAAACGTTCGTGACAGACCCCCTCCCGGCAGGATCGTATACCGCGTGCTGTTATTCGAGGACGTCGTGGTACCCCCCACAGGGTACAACCGGTATGATCAGCGGCGGCAGCATCACTCTCATCGCCCTCGACTCCGGGCAGGGAGTGCAGGGAGTGACGGGTCCCGCGGGAGCTCCTCAGGGAGTGACGGGGCTCGTGGGGGTGACGGGGTTGGTGGGGGTGACGGGTGCATATGGGTTTACTGGAGTGGGAGCCACGGGTATCAACGGCACCAACGCAGCGTTCACAGGGTGCGTCACGCTGAACTTGGTAGGGGGAGTGTCCGGTATATTAACGGGGTCTTTCTATGATTTCGTGATGCCCACCGCATACAATTTATATAAGTATAATGTATTGTTGGGGGAGACTGCCAGTGCGTCTTTCACAGTGAACAAAACAAACTACACTGGGTATCCCACGCTGTTTACTGGGCTGCACTCAGGATCGACCGGGATGTACATATCCAGCTCTATAAAAAGTACTGGGACTATGGCATGGACAGGGGCGTCCGAAGACATCGTACGAGTAGTGGTGAACAGTATGACTCCTGGGGTGGATATAGCCAGCCTGAATTTATTGTACAGGAAACTGTGATGTGTGTTTTCTATAGTGATATAAACCTTCTGTGCAGCTATTCTTTTACTTATGCTGCCGCACATGTGACGCTAAGCGGGGGCGGAGGAATAGTATCAGACGGGACCTATTGTCACGGTACGTTCAGCATCCTCGACAAAGATGCCCCGCAATACCAGTTACGATTAATTGCTTTGAATGATTCGGACATGAGTAAGATAACTGAAATAGTAGTAGTGGGTCAGTACCCTACTATTGTCTCTCGAGGTACTGTAGGGGTTTGCGGGTCGTACGTGGAAGTCACCGACTCTATAGGGTCTGGTCACTGGAACTATTACAGATACACGTGGAACGGGTCCACCTATACAGCGGTGTCTTCGGGCACTGTGCATTATAGGGTGATAAGCAGTGACAGTACCTACATATATCTGTTGTACGGCAGTACTTCTGCTGACATGTATATAGAGCAATGCACCCTCGGTTCCGGTGGTTACACTGTTATAAATACGTATAACAGAAACGTGGCGTCAGAGTGGGATTATGTGACAAAGATATTGGGTGTATACAACGTAGATTACGCCACCAATGACGTTTTGTATAACCTGAGTCCGTCCGGTTTTTTGAGAAAAATATACAATAGTAGTACAGGGTCTCTTGGTGTTCGGCAGGGTTTTAACTTCTACAGGCAAACAGGAGCCATAGACGTTTTTGGCGGAGATATATACACGACTACCAACCTATGCTCGAGATCAAAATTCATATACCACATTTCTGAGTTTTCTACGAATGTGCTCAGAGCAGATAAGTTCGAAGCTCGAGGTAGTCTGAACAACGACGCTATGCTCAGAGCTACTATAAACAGAATTTGAGGTAATATGTCATTCCCTACATCCGCCACCAGCGGTCAACTATACACCACGATAAACGGCTCTGTCTATCAGTACTACGAAACTGAAAACAAGTGGCTGAAGTACACCATCTCTTTGGGTATCACTGGAGCTGCTGGAGCCACAGGTATCCAGGGCGTCACGGGCGTGCGTGGATTGACGGGTGCGTACGGGCTCACAGGGGCCTATGGATTTACGGGGGTAGATGGGGTCACGGGACTCCAGGGCGTCACTGGCGTGGGCGCGACGGGTATGCAAGGGCTCACCGGGTACATGGGGGTCACTGGCGTCATCGGTATCACTGGAGCGAGCCCTACAGGCATCATGGGAGTCACTGGGAGCCCCGGTATCACTGGGGTCGTCGGTATCACGGGTGTGGTCGGGATCACCGGTTCTAACGGTATCCAAGGCCCCACAGGGGTCATAGGGATTACGGGTACGGTTGGGATCACGGGACAGTATGGGATTACGGGTGTCATCGGGATCACAGGCGCAAACGGGATACAAGGCCCCACAGGGACTATCGGGATCACGGGTACTCAGGGCATTACGGGGACTATCGGGATCACGGGAGCTCAGGCGATCACTGGCGTGCAGGGTATCACTGGGCTAGGATTCCAGGGGCTCACTGGTATCGAGGGTATCACCGGAGTGCAGGGGATTACGGGAGCTGGCATCGGAGGGTCTCAGGGTATTACTGGTGCCATGGGGATCACCGGATTGGGGTTCCAGGGCATCACTGGGATACAAGGCATCACGGGAGCTCAGGCTATTACAGGTGTCCAAGGGATTACTGGCACTATAGGTATCACCGGACAGTACGGGATTACGGGGCAATACGGGATCACGGGTATCAGAGGCATCACGGGTGTCCAGGGGATCACTGGTACTGCAGGGACAGCTGGTGCTGCGGGTGCCACCGGTACCTCAAACTCGTACTGGATGCCCATGGCGGGGAGTACAGGTCAAGCGTATAGGACAGCGACGTACTCTGTAAACGTGTTCGACTCAGCGTCTGCGGGCAATAAACAGTACATCTATGATCGTACCTCTGTGGTCAAATGGCTCGGGAGCGCGGCTACTATTTATATGGGCATGGTGAGTGTGGTCTCTGCGTCTACAGACGCTGTGACTGTCAACTGGATCGGTGACGCCGCTCTCGCAGGACACACGGGTTATCAGTACTCCAGTGAGAGAGCACGGTCTATAGATTTCGCTGTCGCAGGTACTCTGGGTGCAGCAAACGACATCGCGGGACACTGGTACGCTCCTACATTGGTGAAGGTTTTCGGTGCGGACGCGAGAGTGGGCACCGAGGCGAACACGGCTACGGTGGACATCAATAAAGCCGGGGCTACGATGTTTACTACTAAACTCGCTCTGGCTACAGCGGCGTCGGCTATTAACATGACTGCAGACTCAGAGACTACTGCGGCGATGGGTACTACATTTAGCGTGGACATAGATAGTGTGGGGGCGACTGCTCCCGCGGATCTTTATGTGAGTTTGTATGTGTACCAGAAGAACAACACGTACAGGTGACCTATGGCATACGAGACACATAGTAATGGGAGCTGGTTCGACGAGACGAATCTCGTGGCGTACTATAAGCTGGAAGATGCTAATGATTCGAGTGGGAATGGGTATAATTTAACTAATACACATTCAGTTCCATTTGTGTCTGGAAAATTCTCTAACTGTGCAAGTTTTACTACTGGTTCTTCACAGTCTCTTTATATTTCAAATAATTTTGGAATTTTGGGAACCACAGCTACAATTTCTATATGGTACAACCCATCCACGGCACCGGCGAATGGGGTATATTATTCATTAGTAGTCCAGAATGAAAATACCAATAAAACTTATAATATAATATATTATTATACTAGTGGAACATCAAATATTATTTTATTTCAAAGAGGAAGATATAATAATGCAAGTACTGAGGCCCCATTCCAGACCGCATTAACAATAGGTAATTGGTACAATCTGGTATATGTATACGACGGAACAAACTTAAATGGATATATAAATGGAAAACTTGTGGCTGGACCCGCCGCAGCCTCTGGTGCAGGATCAGGAGTAGCTACTGATAATTTTGTTATAGGCACAAATACTGTTCCAGGTAGTCAGTTCATTAATGGAAAAATAGACGAAACTCTTGTTTTCACGAGGGCATGGACCGCAGGCGAGGTAGCCAAATACTACGAGAACTCCAAAGGACAGTTTTACGGACAGGCGGCGTTCTGATGGCTTACACAGCTTACTATAGACTCAACGGTGACGGGGTGGACGCTATGGGGGCGTATCACCTAACCGCCTACGGTACGCCTACCTACCCGGCTGGGATATTTGGTAATAGCGTAGCCCTGTACAGGAACTCGTCTCAGTACATGTCTATAGCAAATACTTTAGGAATAACTAATGGAAATGTTACTCTATCTACCTGGGTGAAACCGTTGACAGCTCCTACTGCAGGAGCATATAATACGATACTGTATAAAGGTAATGATGCAAATGATGTGGAGTACAAACTTTACTACAGAGCATCCGGCACCAGCAATTACCTGTGGTTCTTGAGAAACAGAAATAATGTAGCATCTCAGGGTCCAGAAATCCTTTACACAATACCTACTACGGTATGGACCAATCTGATCATGACCTATGACGGAACGAACGTAGTAGGCTACATAAACGGGTGCTATATAGGGTCCGCGGCGGCAGCAGGTAATGGCTCGGGCACCACTCCAGACCAGTTCTCTATAGGATTTAATGTAGCAGCGTTCAGCAATTGTTTTAACGGTTTCATTGACGAGACTATAGTGGACACAGCAGTGTGGACGAATACGGTAGTCCGAAACTACTACAACCAGGCAGTAGGTCGCTACGCACCGAAAGCACGTTTCTAAAAGGAGTTGACAAATGGGTTATCCGGTATGCACCAACACATTCGTAGAGTCCAGCACAGCGTACGCGACCGCCGTCAACCAGAACTTCCTGGACGTAGTAAACGGCGTCTCTGACGGTACCAAGGATATTCGCGTGAACGACGCGACCGTCCAGGGTACACTCACACTCTCCAACGCTCTCACGTCCAAGACTATCCTGCCATCTGTCGCAGACACCTACGATCTCGGCTCTGCAGCTGGAGCGTGGAACAACGTATGGATGAACCAGCTCTCCGTAGAGACTGCTCTCGTGAGCGCTGCGGGGCATGTAGCGTTCCGAGCTGTAGGAAACTACGTAAACTCAGACCAGGCGAATTACCTGGATCTGCACGCAGTCACCCAGGTACGTGTAAACGCTCCTGCTCAGGTGGCAGGCTCTTTCGTAGTGAGCGGGGCATTGAGTGCAGCAGGCTCGGGATACATAGGCGGAGCATTTGGAGTAGCCGGTACCGCTACGATGTCAGGTAACATGTACGTCGCAGGCACTATGACCGTCGCGGACACGGCTACGTTTAACGGCTATCTCAGTGTGAACTCAAACCTCGTGACACACGATATCTATCCTGCGCTAAACAATAGCTATGTCGTAGGAGATTCCACTCATAAATACCATCATGCGTGGTTACAGAGTGCCACTATAGACAGCGGTGTCGTAATGAACTCTATCGGGGGTAGCATCAATTTTTATGATGCTAATAATAGTATTTATAACCCAGCACTAGGTGAACTCAATATCATAGCGAGCGGTGGTAGTGGTATCATCCGTCTCGGTGGTACTATCACCACGAGAGGGCACACTCCTGAGTCGGATGCGTCCTATGACATTGGTACTAACGCCTCACAGCGCTATAGAGACGCGTATTTCTCTCGTAACGTGTTCGCGTATGGCTCAGTAGCACTGTACTCAGGTGCAAAACTGATATTCGATAGCAACGCGAACCATTTCATTTCTGGTACGTCAACTGCTATGCATATTTATGGTCTCAATGCCATAAATATCGAGGGGTACTCCGCTGGGTCTATAAACATATTCAACTCACCCACCAATTTCTATGCGGGTGTGACACAGTTTAATCAGACCGCAGACGGCACGTCAGATTTCAGCGTCCACGGTGACACGGTAAACGATACTCTGTTCGTGGACGTGAGTGCTAATAGAGTGGGAGTACTGACATCAGCTCCGTCTCAGGCATTTACCGTGAATGGTGCTATAGCAGCGAACTCTATAACATTCCAGACCGCAGCCACCGGTAATGCTGCTCTGGATAGATATCAGACAGGATCATTCGATACGAACTGGCAAGGAATAGGAACCGCTACTACTATCACCTGTCAATATGTTAAAGTCGGCAAACAGTGCACGCTATATATGCCTCAGTTTTACGGCGTATCTACGGCGGCCACGTTCTCACTGCCTACTACAGATTTCCCAGCAGGGATAGCGCCCAGAAACGTGGCAGGATCTGACATGCCGTTTTATCCATACCCAGCACATCATTTTGATAACTCGGGGGCATCGAGCGCTGGAGCTCTCGCTATCACAGCGAGTAGGATATACGCGTACATCTATGCGTCCGCTGATTACTCAGTGAGTGGCTGGACGGCCAGCGCTCAGAAATCCATCAACTACGCGATGCAGATCACATACATGACAGACTAGGAGTCTATATGCCGTATCCAGGAATGTCTACGAGTGAGATAATGTCAAAACGTATGGGTGATTTCAAGGCCGGTAACATGCATAGCAGTACTAAGTCGGGGCCTGTGGTGACAAACAGGAAACAAGCGATTGCGATCGCGCTATCCGAAAGCGGGCAGTCTAAAAAGAAAAATCGTATGTCAGCATTATCACGTACCATGCAGAAAATGGGAGGTTGACTATGGCGAATTGGATAGCGGGTGCCATCAAAAAACCTGGTAGTTTTACAGCTACAGCGAAACGTCACGGTGAGAGCACTGCTGAGCTCGCGAGCTCCGTAAAATCACACCCTGATAAGTTCTCTGCTACCACGCGCAGGCGTGCAGCGCTGGCCCGTACCCTCAGCAAGATTAGGCCGTAAATGAATCAGCTACAGTATGGGGCGTCTCAGGAGACTAAAGAGCACGACCCTGCCTATAAAGCCGTGAAAGCTGGCCGCGTGAACGAAAAAGGTTTCTTTAAGATGGTGGCTGGGGAGCATCTGAAGGAAGACCCTCAGTATTATCGCAAAGAGGCTCTAAAGCGTAAGTCATCTGAATGAATTTAAAGCCCGCTTTGCGAAACATCCTCATAGAGCGTCGGTTGGATGGGTTTACATTTGCAATTAGACGTGAGCGAGGATGCTCTGCTATTATCATTTGTAAAACTGTAGGTCCGTATCCGAATCCCTGAAACGTCCTATCCAAAAATATACCCACATAACCCTCTATAGTCCGGTAGCACATCCCAATCGGCAGATCACTCAATGTGATTATACGGTGCCACAAATACGGGCTACGTGAGAGATACTGCACGTGCTGCTCATAGGTAGGCATCCGTTTATGAGAGATGTTTATGGTAGAATCTCTCTGAGCCAAGAGACTGTATAGAAATCTGTAATCTGCTGACGTGACCTCTCTGAGTTTTATCATGGCGCTAGTCCCTCATTTTTCAGAAACAGATCAGATATTATGTGGTTGCAGGATTTTAGTGTGAATCCTGCAGGCACTCTCACACCGTCTGGTTTGACAGTACCCCACAGGTGCGAGTATGGGTATATGGCATAGTAGTCCGCGGTCTCGTAGGTCTGTGTAGACTCGTTCTCGTCTATCATGCACTCGTGCAGTTTCTCCCCGCAGCGTAGCCCTGTGATTACGATATCTTGAGAATACTCACGTGCCACGTCCATCATTTTATAGGAGGGCATTTTAGGTACGTACGTCACCCCACGCTCCATGTGTACCAGTCTATCCAGTACGAACCGAGCTGCGTCTTTTATATCCCAGAACCACCGAGTCATATCAGGGTGAGTCACGGTCAACGGTTTACCCTCAGCAGCTAGTCGCTCCCAGTAACCGTGTACAGATCCCCGGGAGCCCCTGATGTTACCGTACCGACACGCAGCGTACGCAGTCTCGCTGTAGTTATTGGACTGTACGAACAACTCCTCAGCGAAACGCTTAGAGATCCCGTAGGCCCCTACCGCTCCGCCAGCCGCTTTATCAGTAGAGATGAACATGGCTTTCTTTATACCAACCTCAGCGCATGCTCTCACCACGTTGTACGAGCCTATGATATTAGTTTTCATGCACTCGTAAATCTCTGTGTCGCAGACCTCGATTCTTTTCATCGCCGCGGTGTGTATTACTGTGTCGCAGTCTTTCATAGCTATGACCATACGCTCGTGGTCGCGTATGTCACCTATCCTATAACGCATAGCGCTTGGGGGTCCCTCAGGGAAACGCTCTTTTAATAGAGCATGTTTGCCCTCGTCTCTCGAATAGATTACTATGCGCTCTGCTGTATCATATAGCTGAGCTATGAGCTCAGTAGCGAGAGTTCCCGATCCAGTGATGAAATACTTAGACATCAGTACTCCGCGAGTTGAGGTCCATCAGTACCGCGATCCACGAAAGGCACGATACCGGGAGCATCGTTTGGATTATACGTCGCTTCATTTTCTTTAGGCTTTTCGATAGAGGCTGCAAGAATACCTGCCCAATCAGGTTCGGAGGAAGAAGGGTCTTGGCTTGATGCCATGGAGTGTCGCTCCTTTCTCAATCTCTTCAATACTGTTTCGTAAATCTCGCTCAATGAGTGCATAGTCTGCTGTGTCCCATGAGAGTTTCGGAAATAGGGCCGTGCCACAGAGAGTGCCTTTGATATACATCTGCTGCCAGATTAAAGCCTTCATGTCATCTGAGGAGCACTCCCACACGTACCGTGCCGGGTACCCTTTTAACTGGAACCACTCCGGCTTGATAGCGTTTACGTGCTCCTGAAAGACACGGGACTTCACAAACATACGGTAAATGTGCTCGTCGGTAGTTTTCTTTACTATGTCTATAGCAGCTCTGAGTGCGCACTGCTCACCGTTGTGAGTATTCGAAATAAATACCCCTTTGGAGCCCTCAGCTATGCAATTAGTGAGAGCTACGATCCCCAGCGCGTAGCCCCCACCGAGCGCTTTACCGAGCACCGAGATATCCGGGTATATACCGCAGCGGTTCGCTACAGTGAAATTCAAGAACCTCCAGCCCGTGATAATCTCATCGAACACCATGAGGCACCCATCAGCTCTACACGCAGCCTGGAGTCTCTTTAACCGGTCCTCCATGCCTACAGGGTCTAACTCTAAAGGTTCTACTATGACGCACGCTAATCCGGGCTTGCACTCCACGAACGCTATAAGTTCTTCCATCGTATCAAATTTCTGGCTCTTCTCGTACACAGTACCGAGGGCGGGTGGAGTGCAGTTTACGAAGACGTTAGAAGTACCGTGATATCCCGTATAAGCGATACGTTCTCTTTTAGTATATGCACGAGCGTAGCGTACTGCAGCCTCACACGCTGCGCTCCCCGTCTTAGTAAACTTGAGCTTGTGGTGATAGGGGATACGGGTGAGGATGAGCTCAGCCAGCTCCACCATCTCTACACATTCGAGAGAAAAGTTATTGGTGCAGTCCCATAAGTTGCTCCCGAGTCCAGACACTGTGTCGAATTTCCTCTCCTCATCCACCATTATCAAATTCTTACCTCTTCCCTCTTTGACCAGAGGAGAGTACACGCCCTCTACATACGACTGCACGCGTTTACTCATAGTGCAGCAGTTATCGAGGAGCACCATCTCAGCCTTATTCTGCCAGTACGGATTAGTTGCCGGATATACCATGTTTTAACCCCAGGATAAAGAAAGAAGGAGATCCATAGCCGTCATATACGTATTTCCAATGAATCTCTATGCCTACGTTGATGAGCATGATTTCCATTTCGTCTGCTGAGTACCCAGCCAGATGGTACTGCCCGGGATCGTCAATCTCAGTATCGTCAGGTAAACCCATTGGAGCCTGATAACCATAGATCGTACGTTTAAGCCATTTACGTAGATTGTAATCATGTTTATTGGCGAGGAGTGCCTGGCAGCATAGATCGAGGTCCGGCATACTCAACCACAGTTCCCCTCCGATACGCAGCACGTCACTCCAGCGTCTCAGAGTTTTAACAGTGAGCCTGTGTCTCACGTGCTCCAGAGAGTGCGCTGAGAAAATCAGATCAGCAGAGCCATTAACAATGTTCGGGAGTTCGGTGATGTCGTTCCTGAGTACACCAGGGGCGTCATGATATCTATCTACGTTTATGAAGTTCTGCAGCAGTCGTGACCCACAGCCGAGGTTCAGGTACACACCGCGGTCTCCCGCACAGCGAGCGAACATGTCCTTCTCTTGCTGTATCAGAAAGTCACGGTTTTTGTAGTAGTCCCCTGTGGGGTTTTGCCTATCTATACACATGCTGCCGTCAATCTATCCAGATCTTCCTTGGTATCGATAGAAGTCTTGATCAATTTATTATAGTTAATCAGGGGCTGGTAGTACACCGTGGTGAGTTTCTCTTTCTCCATGTACTTTGGGTTCTTGTAAGCGTGAGCTGTGACGTGCTCTCTATCGGGCGGCTGAGCGTACGTATCCAGCCACTGCAGGCAGCGCATACTCATTATTTCTACATCGGAACCGTCGACGCTGTGACGCTTCTCAGGATTCGCGTTCGAAACGAAATCAGCTTTGTAGGTCTGTAGCATGCCCACCATGAAGTGAAACTCAGCCACGTCCAGAAACGGGCAGTCCGCTGTGAGCCTGATAATATGCGTGGCTCTGAGAGCAGTGGCGCATTTTATATAGCGTTTGAGCGGCTCGAACGGCCCTGTCATGTACGTGTAATTTTTTACTTTGTCGAGGTGCTCGATGATGTCGCGGTCGTCCTCGGGTACAATGAACCACGTGGGCACCACAGGGGAGACTACTCTGTAAATCATGTCCAGAGAGTTCATACCGTCGTGTACGGTAGCAAAACATTTACCCGGGAATCTGGTGGACGTGGAGCGGGCTTGTATTAAACAGACGAGCATAGTCACTCCTTTACAATTGTTATTTCGTCTATATCAAATTTTCCACGGCATACGTCATTGTTTTTGTTCATCCACACAGTACGCACATCCACTCCTACTACAGTACTAGATAACATAGAGTCCGGCGTGGCTCCCACTTTCTCTACAGTCATATCAATCCCACCAGAATTTAGTCTAACTACCGCTCCTTTTTGTATGAATCCCATAGTCACTCCTGAGATTTGAGTTTGATAAACCCTTCGCACTTGATTATCTGTCTCACCGCGTCCTCCATACTCCAGAGTCTCTCCGGGTGTCGCAGCCAGTCAGCCATCATTTTAGTGTACGAGTCCTCAATCATTTTCGGAGTGATCGTCACACCGTTGATGGTGATATCCCAAGGGACTCCCACACCCAGGTCGCACTTGTAATCATCCGACAGATAAATCAGCTGTATACAGTCCCACGCGAGACCGTCATTACCGGACGTTTGATTTCTGTATATGATCTCGTTCTTCTCAGGGAGCAGTCTATCAGGTAAAACGTATGACCAGTTGCAGACCACTCTAAAGTCAACTTTTACGGTCTTTTGGAGCTGGAGTATTTCATTACTCGCAGTGCACGCGGGTTTCTCGCAGAGTATCGGGATATTCTTGGCTGCGAAAAACTTTATATATCTATAGTGAGTCGAGGTGGGGGTCGCCAACACGACGCGGTCCACTCCCCGTGTGTCCAGCGTCTGCTCCCACTCCAGGTCCGCTCGTTTGATTTTCTGGCCCAGCCTGCTGAGGATACTGCACCAGCGGGATCCTGCTCGCCCCTTGGCCCCCAGAACTAATATGCTCATATAACTTCCTAGCCTGTGAAGGTGATAGCGCGAATTTCGCATCAGGGCAAATGAAAGGGTTCTCGGGCACGATGTGCTTCTCGATTATCTGAGCTCCCATTTGAATTGCCTTTATAGTCTGTGAGATACCAAGCGAATGATCGCTAAACCCAGTGAACCGTTTGAACACTTCGTTGAAATCTATTAAGTAGTGCACGGGGTATTCTGGAATGCAGAAAATTGGAGTCACGTCTCTACGAGGAGTGTCCATCCAGTCGTACGAAACTATTATCTCGCGTTTAGAGCGTACAGCATAGTTAACTAAATCCGCATTGTGGCGTTGACCGTAGGCAATCTTAATAGTTTTGCATTTTAACTGCTCGAGGATGTCTACCGCATTTCTGTCCCACACAGAAGCGAACACGGACACCCCTTTAGCCCGTCCAAGCTCCACAGCGAGTGCAAAAAAATTACGGTTGCATGGTAGATTTCCTGGGGATTGCTCGAATAGCTGGAATTTCAGTTCGGCGTGACACTCTTCGCACAGCTTAACCAGCTCTTGAAATTTAGCCCAATCGTTCCCGTGACTTGAGCCCGGGTCAAGAATTAATCTCATACTTCCTCGTCAAAGTCTATGTTTTTTTCGTGCCGGGCGTCCAGATAAATGACTTTAGATTGTACGTCAGTGCCAATAGTCTGAGTCACCGTAGTCGACTCTCTACGATAGAGCCTCTTCAGTACGAACCCCAGGGCGACTGAGTTAACTGCCGCCAGGAGCAGCAGCACGCTTAGCATGAGAGTCATGTTTGATTTTCTCCAGTCGTTCTGAAATGGATTCACGTATAAACGTGCTCACCGAGTGGGTGAGCACGTTGAGGACGGCTATGTCTGAGGAGGGGAGTCTTATTGATATCCTGGAGTGGTACCCCTCGTCAGTGAAAGGGGGCCTGCCAGGTCCACGGTGAGTTTCAGCCATGCACTAATATAGACGGACAATATTAAGATTGTCAACCTCAATCTGCCATGAGTTTTGGATCTGCCCTGCAGGTAGGGCATATACCGTGCGTTACTTTAGCACCGCTTCGGATATGTCCACGTCCCCAACCAGTACCGGTCCAGATTGCGCCACACCAGGCACAGCTTCTAACGAAATCTTCACAGTCTGTGCGGCTATCCACTTCAACTCCTCGATTGTCTGCGTGTTCCATATTCTGTTCCTCGTGAAAATTTTGAGGGCGTGTAAGTACTCGTCGCGCTCCGCCTGTGTGTATGATCGTAGCTCTTTTTTATAGAGCTCCTGGATCTCTTCGCGCATTTGAAAGCTCATGTTACGCCTCCTCGTTATAGATCCAAAATGTCATTGACCGTGGGCTCCTCGGGGAGCTGAGCGAGATCGATCTCAGGCTCTATTGACACGGGGTCCGGAGGCATCTTCTCAGCCTTCGCAGCCTGACGGGCGCAGTCCTTCGCCAGGTCGTGGGTGCGGGGGGACGCCTCGGCGGTCAGGTTAAAAATTTCCTGCCATTCCTTGTTGAGCTGGTGATTTTTGGCGTAGAGTGCGGCCTTCTCAAAGAACACCCGGGGCCTGTAACCGAGGGCCCGGGCGTACGCCGCCACGGTCTCGTAAATAGATGCGTCTACTGCCATGTGCGTCAGTTTGACTTTCATTTTTTCTCCTTTTTAGTCGTTATTGTCCTCACCGCATACCACGCAGACTCCGCGGATATTCAGTTTCCCACCGCACTCCCAGCAGTGGGTTCTCTGTTCAGGCTCAACTATTTGAGGATTTTTGAGCTCTTTGGGCTCTTTATACGAGAGTAACGATGGCCCCATGAAGGGC